CTCGTTCTCTTTCAGTAGTATGCTTTGCTCCCATTACTTATCTCCTGTGGGTGTTTATCCCCGCAAAGTATATACACCATGCAGGGATATATTGTCAAACTGTTTTTATGGTTACTGCTTGCGCTTCTGGGTGAACCACAAAGCCTGCCTTCTTGGCATCTGCTGGATGCTCTAGCATGGCAGCCTTTATAGGTTCTGGTAGTTGGCTCACAAGGATTGATTCCTTCAGTTTGATGGCTGATGGGCAGTTCTTCCGTGCCCACTCCAAAGCCGTCTCCTCAGCCTCCACAGCAACCTTATGGGCTATTGTTCTAAAACCAACCGTGCCATAGGGACAAGTCCATGTCTTGGAGCGTAGCGTCCCATCAGCCTTGCGTGGTAACTGGCTCATTGCATACTCTGCCAGCTGGGCGTTGTACTGATGCTCCAACCACTCAAGCCGTGCAGTATGCTTACCAATCATCTTGACGATGTTGTTTGTGATGGTGTCAAGCTTGGCTTTTTCTGCTTCAATACTTGCCTCGATGTCCATACGCTTACGCATCACCAGGAGTGCAAGGTCTTCTGGGCTTTCATCACCCTTGATCCAACCGGATGCAGGGCCGGCATACTCGCCTGTTTCAACATCCCACAGCTCGCCATCAATCACATCAAATCCCATCACTTACCTCCCATCAACTGTTCTGGTGTACCATTGTGCCAGTACACGCTTTCGTACCGATACTCAAAACAAACCTGATCAAGGTTCTTCCCTGCTGGCTTGACCCAGTATCCACGGTCATCCATCGTCACCAGCTGATGGTTTGCATACTTACCATCGGTGTAAGTCATGCCATACTGCATGGCCCTCTTAAGTAGGAACGCTGCTTCTTCTTTCGTTATCATCTTGCTACCAAACCTCTACAATCCAGTCGTCAAAAAACAACTGCTCAAAAGCCAGTTCAATACTAGTTGCTGCCATAAACCTATCAGCCACTTTTTCAGAAATCACCATGTCGTAATCATGTGATGTTCTAATACGTATAGGTGGAAACTCGTCTTCACGGTATTCTTTTGCTACAAGTATATACACATTGGCATGCCATGCTTTTCTACGTATATATGTTTGCTTATTCTGCATACAATGTTGTAATGCTTGCATACCTGTCATCTCACTACCTCCCAATCGTCTCTAACCTGTTGCTGTGCTTTGTCGTATAGATCCATTACAGGTGGGCAGTATGTGTACCGATTACCTGATGGAAGATGCACAACAAGATGGTCTTCACCGATAGCTGACAGCCTGATAACTTTGCCAGACTCCCAAGCCATACGCCTTATAGCCATACCCTCAAAGAGCCGAGGGTAAACCTGTCCAAATGTCATCGCTGTAAAGGTCTCCCCGGTGCTGGTCTTACTGGCTCATCTATTACAATGTTGCCCTGTGGCCCTCTACGGAAGCCATCCTGAGGCTTTACAGCCTCGTTTGCATCGTCATCCTCATCTGCTGATATAGCGAGCAGTGCGGACACGGAATATCTGCGACCATAAGTAAGAGCTGAACCAAGCCCGTGAGCGTCTGGTTTGGTTACCGGGATAGTCACTGTTGTTGCGATCCACTCACCGCTTGTATGGATGATTCTTGACTCTACGGTGACAGCCTGTAGTGTCTCCGGTTGACTGCTACCCTGTGTCAGCATCAATCCGTTTGATGTAAGGATAGGACGCAGAGTATCAAGGATGCTGTCAAGCGTCACGTACTTGGATCTAAAGGCAGGGTTCTTGCCTTCTTTGATGATGCCCTGCATCTGGCTTTGTGCCTTGATGAGGGCTGGAGCGATAGCCCCTATGGTTTCCGATGTTGTCATTATTTATCTCCAGTGTGCCGAAGCACGGTTTATTATATGTCAAAAGAATATAATGTCAAACACTTGACACTAGATTATATAGTTGTGGTATATAGTTGGCATGATTCGAGGATTATCCCAGCAACAGCTGGCAAAGAAGATTGGTGCAACACAGCCACAGGTATCCGATTGGATGACCGGGAAGAAGACACCAAACAGCGGTAATCTTTCCAAGCTCGCTGAAGCCATGGACATGGCAGAGGAAGACTTGGCAAGGCTACTCACCATTCGTCGTAAGAGTCGGAACAAACCGACCGCTGAACCAGAAACATTCGAGAACTAGAAAAGGTAATAGGGAGACAAGGCAATGAAGCGTTGTAAAGATTGCGGACACGAAGTAATGGACACCGATCAGGTTTGCACGGCTTGTCGGTTGGCAGAATGGCGGCACTTTGAGCGACACGCTCAGCAGGCACGTAGACAGCAGGAGGCACTTGATGCTAATCGTCAAGCGTACAATGCCCGTAGGCGCAGTGTGGATGGTGCTATCAAGGCAGGCATCATCACTGCGGTATCTGTGATGTTGTTCCTCGCTCTTGTATCTGCTACCCGTGACGCTATGCGGTACGAGTGGGAGACAAAGCCAGCAATGCTCAAGGCTAACGGAGTACGTTGATGCAGAAGCGTAGATTCCTAAGCAAGGAGCAAAAGATTGATGTTCTCACCAATATTGCCGAGCGTGTGAAAGCTGGTGAATCTAAGTATGATGCAGCTTTCGATGTGGCTGGAATGTATTGGCAAAATATCTACCGCTGGATTCTTCAAGACGAGCAGTTGTGGAAGATTGTAAGTGATGAGCCGTATCCATACGACGCACCAATCCTTGACTTGCGTTATGAAAGAACCATTCCGTGCTTTGATTGGAATGTGGCTATGTCTAAACTTGTGCAAGGTTTGACCATACGGCCTCGTGGATCAATGCTGTACCGCTATCGCTTGGAAGGCGGAACACTTATGGAATACCGCAAGGTTCTTGAGGGTACAGATTGGTATAAAACAGAAGATGTAACCATCCCTGAAAAGGCCTATGAGACTTGGATGTTTGAGGTAGTCGAATGACTTGGATGAAGCCTGGAGCGGTGTTCCAATGTTGGGATGACTTCTACAACCACAAGCATGGGCCAGTAGGTGTTATCGTAGACATAGACGGGCCTTGTACCTGTACTCACATTGTGGCGCAAATCAATCAGCTAGGGGCAAGACCATTGCCAGAACATTACCACCTTGAATGCCAACCGCTAAACGTGAAGCATACGCAGGATACTAGGTTCTGGCACGGCTATATGTTAGCTGATGGTAAAGCCATTGGTGGTCGTTTCTATCTAAAGCAACTCGAAGACGTCACACCAACTGTTTCCAAAATGGAAAAGGTTGAGGTGCAGTTAGAGATGGATTTTTAGTGCAGGTAAGGCCAAGCATAATACGGCAGACGCTCCGAAGTCTATCCAAGGCTCCGGAGCGTTTACTGTCTCACGATGAGATGGTACTCCTGCATCGTGCTTGGTCTGCTGGCATCCATGCCGATGAGTGCCTTGATGCTATGATCCGCCATAACTACGCCTTCATTCGTGAGGTATGCAAAGTCATCAAGCACAAAGAACACTTCACCGATGCGTGTCAATACTGCGTTGAGGGTCTTATCAGAGCAATCGAAAAGTGGGAACCTGATCGTGGGTTGCGCTTCTCAACTTACGCTCATCCATGGATATACCAGAAGCTTAGACGCTATCAGTCTAACCAATATCGCACCATCCGGATTGCAGAACACGCATTGGTCAAGTGGCACAAACTGAAGCGGCATTATGTCATCTTGGAACTCGAACTAAAACGACCACCGACAGATGCTGAACTGTCAGAGCGTAGCGGGATGAGTCTTGAAACCATTGACATCTGCCGTACCGCATCAGGCATTGAACCAGTCAGCATGGACACCCCGGTTCAAGGTTCTGAGCTTGTCTTAGGTGACACTGCTGTATTCGGTAGCACACCATCAGCCGAGGATGAATATCTATCTGAGATTGAAGAAGGAAGCCTAACCGAAGCACTCAGCAAGATGGACGATGAGACACGGCAGATGCTTGTGCTGCACTATGGCTTAGATGGACGTGTACCGCAGACCATCCACATGGTAGCCAGCCGTTACCGTATACCGCCTGTAGTGGTCAAAGAACGCATTCACAAGGCACTAGCAGAACTAAGGAGCATCCATGAAGCATCTTGAAGACCGGGAGCAGATAGCCTTGATTACTTGGGTTAGGCTGATGGAATCCAAACACCCAGAACTTGCAACCATCTATCACTGTCCTAACGGCGGGCATCGTGACATCCGTACAGCTGCAAAGTTCAAAGCCATGGGTGTGAAGGCTGGTGTCTGGGACATCTTCCTGCCTGCTCCTTTACCGGGTCTTTACATTGAGATGAAGGCAGGTAAGGGCAGGCTGACACCGGGGCAGGTTGCCTTTCGTGAAGCCTTGGAACCACACGGGTACAAGTTTGTCTTGGCTTACTCTTGGCATGAAGCGGCGCAAGCAATAGCCGAACACGTCGGTTTTACTTTTGATGTATGATGCTTTGTTGGTACACCAGCTGCTTATGATGGTTGCCTCGTAAGCATTGCGACCCGTCCAGTTATCCTCTACTGGGCGGGTTTGCTTTTGATGTATAATGTTAGCAACCTTTCCTGTGGTTAGGACTTAGTCCACCCTCCGGCTGATCCCCGGAGGGCAGTCCACGGAAGGGAATACACAGGAAAATGGTGACTCCATGGCTATACCAGCCACGGATGCCGGGATGGCTATTGCCTTCCTCAGGCATCTATTCAAGCCGTATCAAGACGGCTTTATCGAGATTCGACCTCTCTCAAAGGTCAAGCCCCACGCTAACCGAACCACCTACAGGTTGCCTCATTGCCTAAAGGGTGAAGAAGGGCAAGCATTGACACAGCACATCATGAGCCTTGCCATGCGTGGCTATGATGTTTATGTTGGTGTGTGTCCAAGAGTTGCACCTGAAGGGCCGGGACGCAAGCTCGGCAAGGATTCCATTGAACAGGTCGGTGCAGTCTGGATTGACCTTGATGGAAAAGTACCGGGGAGTAGTCAAGCATTACTTGACAGCTGCGACATAGTCGTGAGTACTGGCAACGGTTGGCACGGCTACAAGATGCTTGCAAGCGTTGCCAACGTTAAGAACACCAGAGACCGAACATCCATTGAGACCAAGATTAGGTCTTGGCAAAACTCCATCATCCTTGGCACTGATCCGGTGGGTAATGTTGACAGGATATTGAGAGTCCCAGGAACGCTGAACTGGAAAGAACCAGACAACCCCAAGGCGGTAACGCTTTTGAAGGGTGGGGGCATCAAGCCAACATACAAGCAATCCTTGTTGGTTGAGCATCTTGGCGATGCTCGGCTAGATGCTCTGCTGGCTTCTGCAAAGCAGGGGCAGCTTGGACGGGCTGAACCCCGGATACGCCATGCAAGCGGTAGGATAACCGACCTGCTAGATGTCTTTTTGCTTGAGGCCGAGGAAGCCTGTCAGGCGTTTGAAACTAATCCCACATGGGAATACCGATTGAATATTGTCCGTGCTGACCTGCCGGAGATTTTGGAGTACTACTTTGGACGAGAATAAACCATTCAACATCTGGGACATAGAAGACTTCCCAGACCCTAAACCAGAACGGAAGCAACGGCAACCTGGCGAACCTGATGGAACATATACGCATCACAAGCTCATGGAGCGCCACCCGGAAGGTGGAGGCCCTTATGGTGGCAGAGACAACGCAGTAACGGCGCTCGTTGGTTATCTACGAGAACGGCAGTTTCACTATGACCTAGCGGTTGAATATGCACAGGACTGGAACCAAAAGCACTGCGATCCGCCACTGCCTCCACATGAGGTAGAGGATAAGGTTTCCCGTGCTTGGGCTGAATGGTCGCTAAGTGTGCGTGAGATGTATACCAAGGAGGTTGCAGTCAAAGACCTGCTCGCAGACCGTGCAAAGGCTGTAGAGCCTAAGGAACCACGGAAGAAAAAGATTCCATGGGACTGGGACAGACTACAGGAAGAAGCCGCCAAAAGCCGTGACACTGAGTGGATAATCCCGCACGTCATAGCACGACAAGCAATCCATTATTTCGCAGGGCCACCAAGTAGCGGTAAGTCTTGGATGGCTGCCGACCTTGTACGTGCAGCTGAGAGCGCCGGGATGTGGATGGGTATTGCTCCCTGCGCAAAGGCAAAGGTCTTGTACGTCAACGAGGAGATGGGCGTAGGTGAATACAACAATCGCTTCCACTTGCTCTACCCGCAAGCCTGCCGAGGATTACATTCTTTTGTAAATGAAAACATCAGGTTCACTGATCCGGATGACCTGAACGACATCGTAGACTTTGTCAAAGAGAAGTCCATTGACATCGTGATTGTTGATACCTTTGTCCGTGTCCACAATCTTGATGAGAACAGTAACTCCGAAATGTCTCAGCTGTATCAACACTTCAAAAAAGTAACCGATGCAGGTGCGGCGCTCGTGGTTCTACACCATGCCCGTAAGGGCGCTACAGGCTCACTGGGGCACGAAAGTATGCGAGGGGCAGTAGAGATAGCCGCACAGGCAGAAACCGTGCTGTCGGTCGAAAACAAGGAAGGGCATTACACGGTCAAGACCGTGAAGCAACGGCGTAGTCCGTTTGAGAATCAAATCAACTTTGAGTTCCGGATTCATGCCAACTCAGAGACAGACTTGGAAATCAGAAGGATAGATGGCAAGGAAGAAAAGACCCTTCAGGAAGCCATCCACGAGTTCCTTGATAGCAATCCTGGCGTTACCAGTCAACAGGTCGCTGATGGCATCAAAAAGCGCAAATCAGACGTAGTGAAGATGCTTCAAAGTATGGAAGACGAGTTCCAAATCAACGTCATGAGTGGACAGAGAGGAGCCAAGTTTTATAGCCCAAGAAGTACGTTTTGACCTGTTCCCAACGACCTGTTCCCTTAAGAATATTATTTGGGAACAGGTGGATAAATCCCCCCTCTCTCTCAGACTCTCTCACCCCCCAGCCGGAATGGGCTGGAGGGGTAAATGATAGGGCAAAACAGTTCCCCCGCTTGAGGCGGGGAACTGCATTGCCAAGAAGGAATAAAGACAATGGATATTGAGTTTTTGACGTGGAATCAGCTGAAGCAACGTGCTGAACTAGATCTCAAGCGGAATGGCAAAAAGTACGATCATAAACTAGATGTGGCTATTGCGTGGCTTCAAGATGGTCACCGATTGACATTCCATCGCTGGGCCATGCGACGAGACTTTGAAACGCATCTAATCCTTGAAGGCGATACGGTGCTTATCGTTGAGTGTGATAGCACTCGTGGTTCGTTCTGCCGTCTGAGCGATTTGACCTACGATGAGTTTCTATTGATTCCTGCATCTCATGAAATCGGAGAGCATACGCCATATCCTGCATGGATTTATGGCGAGCTTGAAGTTCCACAGATGCACTTGAAAAATAATGTTTGACATCTGATACCCGATGGGTATATATTTGACGTGGCAATAGTGCCGTGATGAGCCAGAGGCTCAAAGGAGTAAGTAATGGGGTTTTTCGCGCAGCATGGTTCCTACTCTGAAGGAACTGGTCGGAAGTTCAGCGTGGCTGAGTCCGGCGTTTACATCTGTTCCCTGATTGACATTGAAGCAGTACAGGGTAAGTCATTCGACGATCCAACAGTTCTGGAACCAAACTATCGATTTGTATTCGAAACCACCGAAGTTGGTGATGAAGACGGTCAGCCCTTCCGGTTCGTACAGTTCACCAAGACGGTCTACGGCAATGAAAAAGCCAAGCTCACGATTCTTCTTGACTCGATGCTCGGCAAGCGTCTTGACCGTAACGAATATGCAAACCTCGACATCACCGCATTGAAGGCTCAAAAGTGGCAAGTGGTTGTAGGAACCAGACAGAAGATGAATGGTGAATACACAAACATGATTGAGACGGTCAAGCCAGTCAAGCAGACGGCTACAAAGCCACTGAAAAAAGTAGTACAGGAAGATATCAGCGACCCGTTTGAAGATGCCTAAACACGGGAACACTAAAGGAGGGCAGGTCTACCTGCCTTCCACCTTGGGAGATAAAGACAATGAAACAAACTAATCAGAGCCTCGCAGAAGCCATCAAAGAGATGGCACAGCACGTCATCAACACTAGCCGTGATTCATTTGCGGTCATCGACTGCCCGCTACAGATTCAGGTATCCAGTGACCATTCTGAGATTCATATGCGTAAAGGTGCGATGCACCTCATGGTTGCCCTTACTGGTGATGATGCTGGTATCTATGACTGCAACTCTATGGGCTACGCTGTCCAGAATCCTTACTGGATTGGTTCACTCAAGCCAGCTGATGTGATCGCAGACATCTGGGCAGTAGCCTACGAGATTGACAAGATTATGTCACAGCAGGTGCAGTTGGTATGACCGGTCATTACCGGACATCTAGCATTCAGGCCCTCAGCGTCATTGACGACTGGGGGCTGGACTTTGCAACAGGGAATGTCCTCAAGTACATCCAACGGATGCCACACAAAGGCACACCTAACGCCGACAGCATCAAGGCACTATGGTATTTGGCTTACTCAGTAACCAGAGACGTTGCCTTTGCTGATCGGATTGCAAGCGAAGCGGGGGAGATAAATGGCGAGACCAAGTGAGAGCGTTGCATATGGCATCGCAAAAAGAAAGTTACTGCTGGAACGCTGGGATGAGCTGGTAGCAATGGGTATGCCGCAAGCACGGGCATCCAAAGAGATTGGCTACAACTACAGCACGGTAAAGGTTTGGCTTGCTAATCGGCAGGTCGAGCAGGTCAAGGAAGAAGATGCCAAACGGCTAACCATGGCTGGTGGTTCTTTCTCAGCTGCCCTTGAACGCCTGAGAGCAGGCCAGGCAGTAAGGCGGCATCATGCTTCATGGTTCTTAGAGTTGGTTGATGGCAAGATATGCCTGTATCTGATTGATGGTGCAGGGAACCGAAGGTATAGCCGGGTGGCATCATTCGGATCCGCTGATGTGCTGGCCACCGACTGGGAGATATACCAACCATGACAAAGCTAATCTGGATAACACCGGAAGCGGAGAAGGTCATCGGGTATTGCGCTAGGGTAAGCAATCCAAAGAACCAAGATAATCCTGATGTTGCTAGGCTTCTGTCCTATTGCATCAAGCATGGGCACTGGTCTATCTTTGAGATGGCTTCAATGTGCGTTGAAATCAAAACAACCCGTGCTATCGCTCCGCAGATTCTTAGGCATCGCTCTTTCTCTTTCCAGGAGTTTAGCCAAAGGTACGCCACGGTCACTGAATCGTTCATCATGGGCAATATGCGGCTTGCAGGTACAACCAACCGTCAATCATCCCAACCGTTGCCAGAATGGGCAGAGTTGACCGAGGAACAGCAGGAACGCATCAAGGATGCACAGCGGGCAGTGAAGGATGCCAACGAAGCATATGCAGGTCTTATCAAGGCAGGCATTGCTTCGGAGACGGCAAGAATGGTTTTGCCTCTTTGCACACCAACCACAATGTATATGAGCGGCACGATACGGTCTTGGATCCATTACGTGCAGCTACGAACGCAGGAAGACACGCAGTTAGAACATAGGCTGATAGCAGAATCCATCAAGGCTTTGATGGTTGAGCATCTGCCAATAACGATGGGAGTAATAAGATGAAATTCGGAGAAGTGGTTGAAGCCTTGATGGCTGGTGGTTCTAACGCTGTAAGGCGTGGTGAGTGGTGCGGGAATTTCCTGCGGTACTCCGAACTGTGGAACGCTTTCGAGCTTCATGGTGCAAACGGAAGGGTAACGCAGCTGGAAGAACTGAGCCTTTCTCCAGGTGACCTGTTTGCAGATGATTGGGATATCGTTACGTTAGATCCACGGACAGGCAAGGTGACTGAATGATAACCATAGACATCTCACAACTTGACTTGACAAGTTTCTGCGTTGGTGCTACGGCTCTAACGCTATCTATGAAGTTTATAGTTACACCAATCCTTGTAAAGATAGTTGTTCCTGTCATAGCGAGTCTTCAAGGAAAGTCAAGAGAAACTGTAATCAATGAGTTGAATGCAAGCAATAGAGCCAAATTGGAAAAACTGTTGCCACATTGGACGGTGAACCGATGATATTCATATTGATTACTGGCATTCTATTTCTTGCACTCTTGATCGGTGTAATCAATTTCAACTTACACATACTTTCAAGGCAGATTGATGGACTAACGATAGACATCATGAAAATCAAAGAAGATGTCGAAGAGATAAAGAAAGCCACAGGCGACAATGCTTTTGAGGCAATGTTAGATAAACCGATACCGGACAAGTACAAGTGGAACTGTACAGAAGACTTGTATAAGTATCATGGAGGGCAGGTGAGATGATACTCTTTGCACTCGGTGTCCTGCTTGGTGCGGGATGCTTGGCGGTATATAACGAGATGTATACCAAGTGGTTATACAACGATGTTAAGAAACGGGCTAAGGCTCATGGCATCAGCGAAGAACGAATGAAAGCAGCCGTTATCAAAATCACACAAGAGAAAATAGAGGCAGGGTGGAATGGCAAGTAAGGTAGGTAATAACGACATGAACAAAAAAACGACTTTAGCAGGTTTACAGGCACACATTGCAAACCTTCCTACATATGCAGAAGATGCAAAAATGACAATGCATATTGACCAAGCACAAGAGCTGGTGAATATCATCAAGTCCCTTGAGCCACCATTGAATGAACCTGAATGGTGCGTTAGGACACAAGCGATTATTGATGAAAGAAAGAAACAACTGCAGGAGGGTGCAAATGGCAGCACAACCCGGAGCAGGTAGACCTACAAAGTACACAGAACAGACCGTAGCAAAGCTTCTGGAGGCTCTGCGGGGTGGTAACACCCGCAGGGCTTCCTGTGCCGTTGCTAGCATCTCGCAGGATACCCTTGCTGTTTGGCTCAAAGATAAGCCGGAATTTTCGGACGCTGTAGAAAAAGCTGAGGGAGAAGCCGAGGCAAAGATGGTATCCGTCATCAAGTTGGCATCTGATACCACATGGCAAGCGGCTGCATGGTGGCTTGAACGCAAGCACAAGGCAGAGTGGTCAAGCAGGGTAGAGCAGACAGGAGCAGATGGTAGCCCTGTCAAGGTCATCGTGGAGTACGCTGATAAGCCATGACAGATATACGGTTTCACGGAGTCAAGCCAACAAGGGCTACGAAGTTTAGTGCCGGGTACGATCTGCGCTCACAGCTGGACATCATCATCCCTGCTGGTGCTACCGTAGGTATTGACACAGGGACGCTTGCCATCTTCCCGCCGCATCTCTGCGCCATGGTCTGCTCTAGGTCTGGTCTTGCCTTGCGTGGTCTTGCTGTTGCTAACGCTCCAGGCATCATCGATGCTGACTACGGAGACACGATCAAGGTACTACTGCACAATCGCACCCAAGGTGATTGGGTGATTGAGAAGGGTGAGCGTATCGCTCAGGTTGTCTTTGTGCAGTACTTCACGGGTGATGATGTACCGCTAGAAGACCGGGTTGGTGGGTTAGGTAGCACTGGCATTGCCTGATATTCGGCTTGTGCTACCAAGACCTCACGATGCCCAGCAGGTGATACTACGGGAAGCCAAGCGGTACAACGTGCTGGCCTGCGGTAGACGGTTCGGCAAAACGACACTAGGCGGGAATCTGTTATCCGATCCAGTACTGCGGGACGGTTTACCATGTGCATGGTTTGCACCTACCTACCGCCTGCTGGAGGAAGCGTACAACGACCACAAAAGGATTTACGCTCCAGTGATTCGGCGAGCTGTGCAGACACCTGCTCCACGCATTGAACTTATCACTGGGGCTGCTATTGACTACTGGACTTTGGATGACCCTTCAACGGTTGCTCGTGGTCGTAAGTACAAGCGGGTAATCATCGACGAAGCCGCAATGGCTCGGCATCTAGAGCAGGCATGGACTGAAGCCATACGCCCAACGCTCACCGATTACCGGGGAGATGCTTTCTTTTTATCCACTCCCAAAGGTAGCAACTACTTCAAGAGCCTACACGCTATGGCTGGTGTAGATGAGGACTGGATGGCATGGCAGATGCCTACTACCGCTAACCCTTGGATTGACCCTGAAGAAGTATCCAAGGCAGGAGAATCACTCCCTAGCATCGCTTTTCGGCAGGAGTATTTGGCTGAGTTCGTGGATGCGGCTGGAGCCAGAATCAAGCGGGAGTGGCTGAGATTCGGAGATGCTCCCGAAGGCTTGCCTGTGTATCTCGGCGTTGACCTTGCAATCAGCACAAAGGCAGAGGCAGACTATACCGCCGTGGTTGCTCTGAGCCGTGCAGAGGATGGGACTTTATATGTGTTGGATGTCAACCGTACCCGTGCAGACTTTGCTTCCGTGCTACGCTTCATCGAGGCTATGGCTGAGAAGTGGAAACCCGCAATGATAGGCATCGAGCAGGTGCAGTATCAGGCGGCTGTCGTACAAGAGCTTATGAGGCGTACAAAACTGCCTATCCGGGGGATACGTCCAGACCGTGACAAGATAACCCGCTTTGCGCCTCTGGAAGCCCGATATGAGCAAGGGCAGGTTGTACACACTGAAGGCTTGCCACCTTACTGGCAGGATGAGTTATTATCCTTCCCGGTTGGTCGGCATGATGACGTGGTTGATGCTATGGCGTACGCTTGGCAAGTCTGCGGACAGCGTAAAGGCTGGGGAGCGGTATAGTCTGGTATGCCTGACCTATACACATATAAACTGCAACAGATAGCCCAGATTGACGGTGATACCGTCAGGGCTTCTATCGACCTAGGATTCAATGTCATTCTGACCGATATGCATATTCGCATCTTTGGCGTTGACTGTCCGGAGAAGGCAACGATAGAAGGCAAAGTCGCTCTAGCCTTCACACGGGACTGGATTGATCAACACTGGCTGAGGGAAGAAAAGCCCGTGTACGTGACAATACAGAGCCACAAGCGGGATAAGTACGGACGCATCCTTGGTACAGTCTTCACCGATGGTTCGGTATTGGCTGATGAGCTCAAGGCACACGGCCACGCTGTCGAGTACTTTGGCGGGAAGAAGTTATAAAAATATATCTCTTATATCCTTGACAAATATATACGTAGAGTGTATATTATCTACATCAAGCAGGGAGATAGAGAGATATGGAAATTACCGCACAAGACAGACTGGCCGCACTTCGAGCAAGAGCAAAAGCATCCGGGTTCGTTGCACCAGCACCAAAGAATCCAGCCGAACTTGGACAAAGAGTTATTGCAAGGTTTTACATTGAGTGCAATGGTTGGATTGATCACGGTTGTGGTTTGAAGGGATATAGTGCATTGATTGATGGAGTAGTGGTAAAGATTGACGGTATGGACATCTGGGTACAAGGTGAACAGAGAAGTTACAAAGTAAAGTCACTTGGATGCGAATACATCAAGTAAACACAGGCCCCCGCAAGGGGGCTTTTTCGTGTCTTGTGGGATACTGAAGCCATGGGCATCTTTGACCGATTCTTAGGCACGAAAGCCGCAGCCAACCAGACCGAGGCTTTGCCTCTACCATTAGCTCAATCTCGTGACCGGATGCTGACCGGATTCGGTAACGGACAGTTGTATTCCCGGCTCAGACGCTCTCTCCCTGGCTCACACAAAGATTGGTCTGCCGTAGCAGGTGACCTTGGTCTAAACGGCATCGTGGCAGTAGCGATTGACTGGTACGTGCGGAACTGGAGCCAAGGTATAGCCAAGGTCTACCGACCTGTAGACTCAAGCCAAGCAGACGCACTGCCAGACCATCCGATTCTCCAGCTCATCGCTGAACCGATGCCGGGTCTACCTGCTAACTTGGTATGGGGTTGGTTCCTTCAGGACTACAAGTTATTTGGCAATGCGTACCTGCGAAAGATTAGATCCACAATCAATGGTCAGGTAACGGCTCTGCAGTTCCTGCCGTTTGACATGGTTCGCCCTGTCGGTGATGGTGTCAACCCGCTCACCATGTACAAGTATCAAACTGATGGGCGCACATTCGACATCAAGCTTGAGGACATCATCCACCTGCGGTACGGCAGAGAACCACTAGACATCCGCCTAGGACGCTCACCGCTTCAGGCCATGCTCCGGGAAGTTGGTACGGATAACACTGCATCTTCAGCTGCTTATGGGTTGCTTGCAAATGGCGCGATGCCTAGCATCATTATCGGGCCAGATGCCAAGGACATGTCGGTAGACATCAGCCTTGACGATGCACGGCAAATCAAACGCCAGATGCGGGAAGACCTGACCGGCGACAATGCTGGTGGGGTCGTTGTCATGAACGGCCCGTACAAGATGGACAGGGTTTCATTGACACCCAACGACCTCGCACTTGACAGCATCCGCAGAGTGCCAGAGGAGCGCATCTGCTCCGCTCTTGGCTTGAATCCGATGGTCTTAGGGCTTGGCTCTGGTCTTGAGCGTAGCACGTATAGTAACTACGAGCGAGCGCAACAGGCGGCATGGGAAGACGGCATGGTTCCGCTTTTCCGTGCTATCGCCGACGTGCTTACCATCCACCTGCTACCTGACTTTGCTGAGACTCAGCAAGGCGACTATTTAGAGTTCGATGTGTCTCAGGTTAGGGCTTTGGCTGATGACCTCAGCGCATCTTCTGACCGTGCCGAGAAACTCTACAAGGCTGGCATCATCGATAAGGCACAGGCCAAGCGCATATCTGGCATTGAGCCTATCCCTGAGGATGAAGGTGTCCTGCATCCATCAGCCGTCCAGACACAATCCACTGGTGGTGGTGATATCAACGATGCAGCCAATGCGGCTGGTATCTTGATTCGCTCAGGTTACGAACCACAGAGCGTCACGCAGTTCCTTGGTCTACCTATCCAGCACACTGGCGCACAACCTGTCACGATTCGTGAGGAAGGTGCAAAGTCTTACGAGCTCAAGTACCGTCCTAACGCTGGCATGGTCGAAGCCGCTCGCAGGGCTTTAGCTTGGAAAGACGAAGGCAGGGCGGGTGGTACTCGTGTAGGTCTTGCCCGTGCAAACCAAATCGTAAACGGCGAAGTACTCAGCGAGGAGACAATCCTCCGGATGTATTCGTTTTTCAGCCGTCACGAAGTAGATAAAGAGGCAGAGGGCTTCTCTGCTGGTGAAGATGGTTACCCTTCCGCTGGTCGAGTTGCTTGGGATCTCTGGGGCGGAGACGCTGGCTATTCCTGGGCTACTGCAAAGCGTGACCAGATAATGGCGCAGGACGGCAAGAGTATTGATATCGAAGACTGCTGCACCCCGGGGGTGGTGTATAAGTCTCACCCTTTTTACGGGTACGAGCTGGAGGCTCAACTAAGCGAGTAGATGATGGGACGGCTCGAATCTATGCCGCCAGCCAGAAGTTCCGAAACGACCTGCTGGAGCGTGAAGGCGTTGCTATCTCCAAGATGCAACGTGCCTACCGTGCAGCCACAAAGGCCAGCATTGATGAACTGGAAGCGTTAGAGGGACGTATCGCAGAGCGTGAGGCAAACGGTGAACCGCCAAGCCAGACCATAATCTGGATGAAACAACGGCTAGAGCAGAACATCCGAGACCTTGGAGAGAACCTCAAGAAGTTCAGCGTGGAAGGAGCAACCATTACAGCAGATGGACAACTCCAATCGGCAATCCTTGCGAATGAGGCAAGCATCGGCTTGGTTGAAGCGGCGGCTGGTCGTAAACCGTCTAACGTCTCCCTCGGCTCAAGCTGGACAATGCTCCCAGACGAACAACTGCAAACCTTTGTCGGTTTTTCGGGTGATGGAAGCCCTCTGGGTGAGTTATTTGCGACCATCCCGCAGGTAACAACCGATGCCATGACAATGGCTATGGTGCAAGGAATCAGCCTAGGCGAAGGCCCTCGAACCGTAGCAAGGCGTGTACGCAAGGTGGCTGATATCGGTAGGCAACGTGCCGAGACGATAGCACGGACAGAGATGATCCGAAGTGCCAGAGAAGCACAGCGGCAACTCTACACACAGAACATGGCGGTACAAGGCTACAGGAGACAAGCTACGCAAGATAGCCGGGTGTGTCTTGCCTGTCTGGCATTGTCTGGAACTCTACACAAGACGGATGAAATCATGCCATCGCATCCTAACTGCCGATGCGTGATGATTCCGGAAACGCTCTCCTGGGCGGAGATTACGGGAGATTCATCTATCCCTGACACAAGACCAGAAGTTGCATCACCAGAGCGCATTCTCGCTGGTCTTTCGGAGTCTGACAAACTGGCAATCATGGGGCCTCAAAGATACGCAATGTACAAAGAAGGCAAACCGCTCGCTGATTTTGTACAGGTATTACCTAACCAAGAGTGGGGGCCTAACACTCGTGTACGGCCTCTCAGACACCTACTGTAGGGTGTGTGGGATACTTAGCGCATGGAACTGCTGACCATATACAGTGATGCTATCAAGTCCGACCGTCTTGGTTATGTCAAGGGTTATCTGGTGCGCTTTGGTTCACCTGACAACGTGGACCTAGAGGGTGACTATTTCACGCCTGAAACAGACTACGGATTCCCCATCAAGTCCGGTCAAGCAGTCCCGCTGAATCTCTACTACCACCACGGTATGGATTCCGTTGTAGGTAAGCGTTGCATCGGTACTGGCACTGTCAAAATGACGGATGCTGGCCTTTGGTACGAGGCTCAGGTAGATATGGCTGACGAGTACGGGCAGATGATCGCCAAACTCTGCAAGCAAGGCAAGATGGGCTATTCCTCTGGTGCAGCAGGACATCTTGTACAGCGCAAAAGCAATGGCGGCGTGAATCAGATTGTCAGCTGGCCTATCGCTGAAGCGTCAATCACACCAACACCAGCGGAGTATCGGAACACAGTAAAAACAATCAAGGATATGTACGGCATGGAACCTATGGAGATGGAAGAGGAAGAAGAGATTGTGATGGCTCCGATGCCTGAACAATCAGCCGCTGATTACGCCGCTGAAGTCTTCAAGGAAGCCGAAGGGGAACTTGTCCACGAAGGACTCGAAGCCTACTGGGAAGCCCTCTCTGGAGCCATGGAAGTAATCGAAAGCCAAGACATGGCAAACGCCTTGATTGATGCTTTTGCAGAACGTGCTAAGGGCCTTTATGCCATGCACGGTGCTAAATGTATTCAACCCGCTTCATTGCGTGGTGTAGAACGTCGGCTGCGGGATGCAGTCGGTTTGTCCCGGTCAGCCGCCAAGCGGCTTGCACCTGTAGTCTGGGAATCTCTGCGGGATGCAGACCAGCCAGAGACGCAACCGGAAATCGTAGTCGAGGCGAAAGCCACTGATATGGATGAGCGAGCAGACTTGCTTGCCCGTCTGGAGATTCTGTCATTATGACAATCGAACAACTCGAGTCGAAGAAACTCGGAAACATTGCAACCGCTAAGGAACTTGTTAGTTCCGGTGGTGACCTTGCTCAGGCAAAGTCCTTGATGGCTGAAGTCAAGGAAATTGAAGGCCGCATCGAAATGCTGAAGACGCTCGGTGAGACCGCTCCTAAGGCTGCACCTGCTGTACAGCCATGGGCTAACGGTGGAGTCACCAAGTCCGTCTTCTCTGGAACCCGTGACGAGCAAGCCTACAAGGGCTACGTCATGGGTAAGTTTGCTCTGGCTGTCGCTGGTAACAAGCAAGCTGCAGAATGGTTGAAGTCTCAGGGACACCTGAAGGCACAGAGTGAAGGCGTAACCACCGCAGGTGGATTCCTTACTCCTGACCTTTTGTCCTCTGACCTCGTGTACCTCCGTGAGCAGTTTGGTGTTGCTCGCCAGAACTCCCGCATCGTACCGATGACCTCGGACGTTCAGTTGGTTCCAAACGCAACCGCCAGCACAACGGTCTATTATCCGGGTGAAAACACCACCATCACTGCATCCGATATGACCTTTGCTCAGATCTCGCTTACAGCCAAGAAGCTCGCAATCCTTACGCAGGTTTCCAAGGAACTTAACGAGGACTCGGTTGTTGACATCGGCAACGCTCTTGCCCGTGACTTTGCGTACAACCTTGCACGTGAAGAAGACCGCGTTGTGTTCTCATCCGCTCTGACTGGTTCTGACGCTTCTGGTCTGGTTGGTCTTGGTCGTACGCTGATTGACCTTGCATCCGGTACACCTGCTAACTATGGCAACATCGCGTCTGCGGTTGTCGGTGCAGCTACAACTGGTGCATCGTGGTCTGCTTTCACACTGGCTAACCTCCAGAGCATGATTGGTAAGCTCCCAACCTATGCCGACAATCCGAAGTGGTATATGCACAAGAACTTCTTCTACACGGGTATTGCCGATAAGTTGGCTGCACTCGGTGGAAACAACATCGCAGCAATCCAGAACGCATACGGTGTACAGCCATTGCTCTATGGTCTGCCTGTTGTCTTTGTGCAGAACATGATTGCAAACCCAGCGGTATCAAGCCCTGTTGCATTCTTGGCTGACCTTTCCAAGGGTGTTGCATTCGGCGACCGACGTGGCATCACAATCGAGATGTCCGACCAGCCTTACTTCATCCAAGATTCTTGGGCTTTCAAGGCTACTGAGCGTTTCTCGGTCAACTGCTTTGACTCCGGAAACTACTCGGCTACGGCATCCGCCCGTGTCCCTGGTTCCTTCATCGGTCTCATCTCCGCTACCACGTAATATAGTAGTCTTTCAATCAAACCCTCGGCAGACGTGCCGGGGGTTTTTGTTTTGTATGCGTTTACTTTTTAAAAATAATCGTGTGGGATACTGAAGCCATGAGCCTGAGCCGTGCCGAAGCCATTGGAAGAGTTGCCCTATACAGTCAGGCGGCGCAATATCCTGCCGTCTCTACGACAGACATAGGCACGATTCTGGATGAGCATAAACGCTTTGACACATGGACAGCCAACACCGCCTACGCCGTTGGTGACCGTGTAGTGCCTATAACGCCGAACGGCAGAGTCTACGAGTGCCGCATCGCAGGTACGTCTGGGACAGCGGAGCCAGAGTTTCCGTCAATCTACGGTTACAAATGGGAAGGCTTTGTGCTTGTTGAAGGAACATCAGATCCACAGCTCGCATGGGTTGATATGGGGCCAGCAAACATTGAGCCGTATGATGTCCGTACAGCAATCCGTGCTGTGTGGCTTTTGAAGGCTGGTCTAGTGGCGACGGAGATTGATGCCAAGGATGGCCCATCCGATGTCAAGCTCAGTCAACTGCAACAGCAGTTCTTGACTATGGCTGACCGATTCCGACCTGTGAGTATCTTTTGATGTCTCCGCTACTCCGTGGCATCCTGTCCCGTGGGCTGGTGCGTAACTTATGCCAAGACAAAGTAATTGTCCTGCGTATGACGCTCACAGAGGACGGTAGAGGTGGTCAAACTCAAGACTGGCGACAGGTTGCGGAGTTTGATGGTCGCATGGTGAACCAAGGAAATAACGAGGCACTCTTGGACGGTGGCATCAAGGTTGTGTGTGATTGGTATCTTTGCGCTCCTATTGATATCGAGATTCAAGCCAACGACCGCATCAGATTGCACGATGAGCCGAACCATTATTTTGATGTCATAGGCACGGATGCCGGACAGACTAACCTATTGATTCAACACGTATCCCTAAAGGAGCATTTTGCATGAGTCCGGAGATGATTCTACAGATAGGCATCCAAGCCTTTGTTACGTTACTGTCGGTGGGTTCCGCTTGGGTTGCCCTGCAGGTCAGACTCGCAAAGCTTGAAGTACAAAACGTAAACATATCTAACGCGATTGATCGCCAAGGACAGGAAGTCCGGATGATAGAACAGCGACTTGGTAAGTTGGAAAATAAGGTAAGCGCACTGGAGGCAAGACGAGCATGAGCGGGATATCTTTTAGCAGGTTGGCGGTTGTTGTCTTGATCGCCTTTGTGGCTTCCTTTAGCACAGTCTTCGGTGACGGCATCCGCACAGCTGAAGCACACGACATCTCCGAGCTTGGCGCAGTGATGGCACTGTACGGGTCTAAGGCTGTTGCGGCTGGTGTCTCTGCTGCGATGAGTGCTGCGCTGGGATTCTTGACGATGCCTTTCAAGGGTGTGCAGGCTAACAGCTTGAAGGTGGGCAAATGACAGCCACAAAAACTCTTTTGTCGGTTGAAGAGCAGGAAAATGGAGTTGTCATTGTTATGTATGAAGATTCCGTAATAGCCTATCAATCTATGGAAGCATTGCAATTTGCAATCATGCAGGCGGCTGAACTCACCTCAAATCAACTGCAAATGCTGTTACTTCTTCTTTATATGCAAGATGGCGTTGTCGGTAAAACTGTTCTTCTTGATACGTTGCAACCTGTGAACGTGGTGACAATCAGTGGCTAAAGTACGCTATAGGATAAAACCTGCTATCTATGTGGCAGGAGGTGGTACTCCAGTTGCTGGGCTTTCTGTTATTGATGCGCTTGGCTGGCGTTCTACGTCGATTGTAAGTCTTGATGTGGCAGACACAATTTCACAAGTTTTGATTTATCATTGGCGTATCGGCACACCGGGCACAGCACGTATAGGTATACAAGGACTGGCTCAGAGTTCTAACAATCAGGGCTGGGTTTCAGACGGTACTTGGTTAGGTTATATTGATGTAGCTGGCTCGACAATTAGTACTACTGCTGGATTGTACGCATACACTTTAACTACACCTGTTGCTTTATCTGCTGGTACATATGCAGTTACTGTTGAAGGTATTTCAGGGACATTCAACGCATCAAATCGTTGGTTTATTGCTCCGAACATGAACGTATTTTCGTCACTAACTATTGGTCAATCCGGTGTAATGAATGCGTCCGGTGGCACCACCGGTAGCAATAATCAAAGTTATGCAGCGATGCGTGGCGCATTGAGAACATATGGGTATCCATATGCTACGTTTACTGGTACTTCAGTAACAACACCTAATCAGATCGGTAATAAGATCCGCCTGACAGCAGGTAGTGCTGGTTACTATGACGTAGTCGGCGTGGAGTGTCGGCTTGCTGCAACATCAACAGGAACGACATACAAAATATACGATGACACATTAACTGAACTTGCATCGATTAACGCACCAAGTAATGCAGGTGGCACTCAACAACGTGTTGAGTTTTACTTCACTTCACCTGTTCGTCTATATCCCGATAGGGACTACTATGTAGTTTGCGCTGGAACGCAACAGTCAAACTACTACACGTTGCTGGCTCAGTCAGACAATTCTGCATTTACAGCACATGATTTCCAATATTGCAGTCGTTCATCAGCATCCGGAGCGTTTACGCTTACAAGTGGACGTGTCGCGGAACTAGGTCTAATCATTGAAGACCAAGCAGGCGGTGGTCTCTTGACGCATCCCGGCATGACAGGAGGCATTCGTGGCTAAGTTATTTGTACAGGCGCAAGCCACATCAAACCGCTCTGAATACGTGTTTGTGCAAGACAGCGCAAGCACAACAGGCGGTGGTAAAACCGGCATTGCCTACAATGCATCTGGCTTGACTGCTTACTATGTCAGACCCGGTGGAACTGCAACAGGCATCACGCTTGCAACACAGACAGTAGCGGGTGCGTGGTCATCTGGTGGATGGGTTGAGGTAGACGCAACCAACCTACCAGGCATCTATCGGTTTGATATTCCTAATGCAGTATTTGCGACAGGTGTAGACCACGCTGTTGTGATGCTCAAGGGTGCATCCGGTATGGCTCCTGTTAGCCTTGAATATCAGCTCGTAGGGTTTGACCCGTCTACCGCTTGGTTGACATCTGCACAAACTGCCTCGGCTGTCTGGGGTGCAAGTCCTGCAGGCTACAACGACGCTACGACCTATGGTGGAGTTGTCAATCAGATTGATAGTTTGGTCAACAGTATTGATACTGGTGTCACACAAACACCTATACTTGTATGGGACGAGTTACGAGCCAACCACA